CTTACATGTTTGAGTTCATGAACCAGACTAACACTGAAATTCAGTTGCAGTCTGAGTCGAACTTCATCAACATGGTACGACGCCCGCAGGTAGTTTGCAGAGCTTTCAGCTCCAACTAAGTGTGTTTGGGATAGGGGCTTTAATTAGCCCCTTTTCCTTTATTATAAGGAAGTCCCTATGGCTTTAACAGACGTAGAAAAAGTTAGATTGTTGATTGGTGATACAGGTGGTAGTCCATTCTATCCTCTGTTTTCCGATGAAGAAATTCAGTTCTTTCTAGATTCTTATGGTGGTGTTGCAGAAGCATCTAAGGTTGCTGCTATCTCTGCATCATTCCAACTTGCTGCATGGAACACAAAAGAGCGTACAGGTGACATTGAGGTGTGGAATGAACTTTCCAAACAGTACCTCAAAGCTCTTGAGAACTTAATTGGTAAAGCGGGCAGCGGTGGAACAACTATTATACCTAATGGCTTGATGCCATATGCGGGTGGGATTAGTTGGGATGACGTTAACGCTAACAATACTAATCCAGATAATGTGCGTCCTGCACTTACACAGATTAGCGTTTGTGGAGATAAGTCTTCAGGGTGTCTCTAATGTCTATGAAAGTTATTGTAGACAAGAGTGTATGGAATAACTTGAAGAAGAGTTTTGCTAAAGCTGAGAAAGTTGAGTCACACTTAGGCTGGTTTGAAGAGCATCAATATGGCCCTGAGAATGCAAACCTACAGATGGCACAAGTAGCTCAATGGCAGGAAGAAGGAACTCAAGGTGGACAGGGTAATGGCTCTGGTATTCCTCCTAGACCTTTCATGCGAGAAGGCTTAAAGGCTGTCTTTCTTGGTGGTGAGAACAAAGAGAGTTTCAAAAGAATTGTTACTGAGGTTGCTATGGGCAGAGACACATTCAAAGCCCTGCACAAAGAAGGTAAGAGTTTTGAGAAGACTTTGAAGAACGTAATGATCGACTGGGACACTCCCGGTAACGCTCCTTACACGATTGCCGAAAAAGGATTTGACGATCCACTACATGAAACCGGCACACTCATTGATAGCGTAACAGCTAAAGTCGAAAGGAGAGGGACATAATGTTAAAACCACAATTCCTTCTCACTAAGAAGATTCCTCTTACTATTTACCGTACATCTGCACAAGGAACTTATGTAGATGGTGAATGGGTGGAAGGTACAGCCGTAGAAGTAGTCAGAGAAGTTAATATTCAACCATTCAAAGATGAAGAGTTGCTGTTGCTTCCAGAAGCTGATAGGTCAAGAGAGTGGTATAAGCTTTATTGTGCTGAAGACTTGATTGCTGATAAGCCGGGAACCTCTGGTACGGTAGCGGATGAGTTTGTATACAAAGGTGATCGCTACAAAGTAATGAAAGTGAAAGCCTATGACATGGGTGTGTTAAATCACTTTCGTGCAATGGCTGCTAGGTTAGAGGTGAGTGCAGGATGACAGCGATTTACTCAACTCTAAAAACTGCATTACGAAATACAGCACTTGTTGCATTAAATGAATATCCAACTGTCACGGCGATCTTCAGCCATCAAAATGGTAACGAGCCAGCAGGCTCTTATGTAACAATCAGTATCCTAAGTGTTGAACAACAAGGTCATCACTCTACAAGTTCACTAACTAACACAAGTGAAGAATTAACAGTATCTGTAGCTTATGAAGTTAGGGTGCAATTCGCTTTTGTGGGTAGTGCAAGTGGAGATATGGCTTACAGCTTCAACCAACGAATTAACAATAATCCACTAGTGTTCCAAGAGTTATCTAATAATAAACTTGGTGTGCTGAGAAAAAGTACAGTAAGACGTGCTCCTCAGAAACGAGATACACAGTGGGTTGAATATCATAATATGGACGTTACTTTTTCTTACTTTATTAGTAACCAACAGATTATTGATGTAGTGGAAGGTGTTGTCCTGCAAGAGAACCTTTCAGAGACACCTCTGACAATCAAGATTCCCGAAAGTATTATTTACCCGTAGCGTTAGCTACACAACAAAGGAACAGCACACACTATGTCTAGTGACCTTAACGAAGTTGTGCGGGTTGTCATCCTTGACACCTCCACTGCTATTACAACTACTTCTTTTCAATATCCTTTGGTGTTGGCATCCTTTACTAACTTTGCTGAACGTGTACGCACATACACTAGTATTCAACAAGTTGGTGAAGACTTTGACAGCACATCCAAGCCGTATATCATGGCTCGTCAACTCTTCGGACAAACCAGCGTTCTAGGTGCTCCACCTCCTGCTGTATTGATTGGTCGTCGTCAAGTTGATTCTGTTACCCTCACTCCTGTTGTTGCTAACAGTACCACTTACAGTGTAGTGATTAATGATACAACATATTCTTTTGTATCCGATGGCACTGCAACTGCAACTGAAATTACAGCAGGTCTGGATGCAGCTATTGGTTCTCTTGCAGGCTTCACTGTTACAGACGGTGTTGGTACTCTTACCATTGCTCCAACTACTCCAGGCACTGATTGGAGTCTGACAGTATCCTCCAACATCACTAAAGTTGATGCAGCTCCTACCGAGACTTGGGTTGAAGCTCTTGAACAAGTTGAGCTTGAGAATGACACTTGGTATTTGCTGACAGCAGAAGTTCAAACTGTTGCAGAACAAGAAGCACTGTCTGATGCAATCCAAGCTCGTGAGAAGATTTATGGCTTGAGTTCTGCTGACACCGTAGCGCCTACAACTGGTATCACCGATATTGGTTACAAGCTTAATGCTAAGGCTGCTGGTCGCACCTTCGGTGTTTACTCTGGTACTGCTGCAACTGAGTTCCCTGAAGCGGCTTGGGCTGGTTCCCAACTGGCTGTAACTCCCGGTGCAAACGACTGGGACTTCAAGCGTGCTAATGGCGTTACTGTTAGTAAGCTTAGCTCTACTCAAGTAGTTAACCTGCGTGAGAAATCTTGGAACTTCTATCGTGCCAAAGGCGGCGTTAACATCTTCCAAGATGGTGACATGTTTGATGGAAAACCGATTGATGTCCAGATTGGCAAGGACTGGCTGAAAGCACGTCTGCAAGAAGCCATCTATTTCCGCATTATCAATAGCTTGAAAATCCCGATGACGGATTCCGGGTTGTTGATTGTAGAGAATGAAATCAATGGTGTTCTGTCTCAGGCACAAGCTAATGGTTTGATTGATCAGGGTTGGAAAGTTTCTACCCCGACTGTAGCCTCAATCCCAGAGAACCTTCGCGCTCAACGCGCTGCTGGTGTATTCGTCATTCGTGCTCGCCTTCAGGGTGCTGTTCGTTTTGTCGATATTGAATTTTACCTCAGTGTATGAGTAGGTTAATCTAATGAATGAATTTATTGGCAATTATGCCCCCGATGATTTTACAATCGTACTGAGTAAGGGTGACTTTGTTCACCGTATCACAGGTTTTGCTGACGGAACTTTCGTGTCCATGGACAGGATCGTACCCACGTCTGAACCCTATCAAGGTGTAGGTGATAACGCTTTTGCACGAGTAAAGCGTCGTGTAACTGCAATGAACGTGACCATCACCTTGCACCAGTATTCTCCATCCAACACTGTGCTTCAAGCCCTGCAAACAGCAGATGCTGAAGTTCCGGGTAATGAATGGGTCTTCAATTGCACAATGAAGGATATGAGCGGTCAAACCATCGTATCGTCTGCTAATGCAATTATTGCCGCTCCTGCAAATGCCTCGTTCAGTTCGTCCACTGAGACTCGTGACTGGAACATCTATATGTTCGGCAGCAACTTGGTCATTGGTGGTAACATGCCTTTGGCTCCATCTGAAGTACAAGCAGTAGAAGCTGTAGGTGGCGAAGTTGATAGCCGGTGGCGTGTAAGTAACCAGTAAGCTATATGGGGCTTTAACCAGCCCCTATTCTAAGGAGCTTATATGGCTACAATTGCAAGCTATTGTCCAGACATTGTAGATGTACTGGTTGCAGGTTTTATCAAGGTTGATGGTTTTGTTGATGGAACTTTTGTTCAAATTGACAAAGATGAGATGCCCTACTCTAGTATCAGAATGCCTGATGGTACTGTCTCTAGAAAGTATAATAACAGTCAAACCTACACAATTACCATAACAATACACAGTGCTGCTGAAGCTAACAACTTGTTTACTAAGCTCTGGCAAATTGATGAACTTACCCAGAAAGGTAAGTTTCCTTTGATGGTAAAAGATCAAAGTGGGAGTGACTTGTTGTTCTCCACTGAATCTTGGATTGAAGGGATTCCTAGCCTCACTAAGAGTAATGCTATTGATAGTCGTGTATGGGTGATTAAGTCAGCTTATGCTCTCATTAACGTGGGAGGCAATGAAGAAGAATCCTCGCTATTGCAAGACATCACAAACATTGCAGCTTCTGCACTTCCAGGCTTGGGGCTATTTTAAATGTCTAAAGTATACACCTACTCGCCTTCTGAAGTTCAGCTCACCTTTGGTGGTTACACTGTAACAGGTTGGCAGAGCATTTCTATCACTAGAAGTGTGGATGCCTTTAAGCCTGTTCGTGGTATTCGTGGTAAGCACACTCGTGTTCGTAATGCTGACACATCTTGTACTATCACAATCCCCTTGCTTCAAACCTCTATGAGTAATGATGTATTCTCTAGGATTCACGAGCTAGACATTCAGAAAGCTACAGGGCGTATTGAGCTAACGCTTTCTGATTTGAAAGGTACAAGTGTATTTAGCTCTAGGGAAGCTTACATCTTAGGGTATCCAGAAGTTGTGTATTCAGGTGAA